GTAGACACCTGTAACGCCACTGTTGCCGTTTCCGACACCATCTTGGAGATGCCTGGTCCAGTGGTTTCTTCAACCCTGCCTCATCGCTCATGAAATGAGGTACAACCCAATCGCGCATACCGGAAGGTAGCGTTCTTAGGAGGTAATCCTGCGCATGAACTAGAGGTCTGAACCAGGTCCCACACTGATTCCAGTGAAGGAACAGCCTGTTAGGACCGTCGATACTATGTGTTATAGCAAAAGGTGAAACGTCAGCCGCGTAGAAGTAGTGCTTACCGCACGACTCCCGAAACGGGCCCGAAAGAAACGTCTTATCCTTGTTAGTTTCGAAACCGCAACTAGCAAGAACTTCGATAAGACGCGGGGCGACGCTATGATGGATGACTATGTCATCACCATAAACGCCTAGACGCGTGTCCGCACAATCAGACAACTCTAACACCGCCGCGCTGATAGCCCAAAAAATCAGGCTCTCAAGCTCGAAAGTATATCCGTTACCCATAGAAGAAATCTTCTCTAGGCGATGGATAACGCCATTCGGAAGTTCAACTTCCGAACAACGTGTTAGAGAAAGCGCTTCGAACCAATCGGCAGGCAGCAGGTTTTTAACCAGCTGAAGCGAAATACTGTCAGAGGCGCTTTTTAAGTCGATTGTAGCCAGCGCACCTGTACCACTCCCGCAACGGGCGAGGTACTGGTTATAAGTCTGATCATTCAGGTTAATACGAACCGTTTTCAGGCGGTCACGTATTACAGCGCCGATACCGAGTTGAAGTAACATATTCAAATCGGGCTCGATGCAGATCCCACGATCAGTCTTAGCTGTTTTGGGCACTGTGGTGTACCTGGAACCGGGAACGATTTTGACCCACGATTGTGGGTCCGATTCGCGACCGTGAACGGACTGGAAGTGTTTCCGCCAGCCCTCGTCGTACCAGATGGCACAGACGCCAAGTAATGCTGCTTCCCTAGTTACATGGGGAGTTCCCTGCAACTTATAATATAAGTCGCCGGAAGCGCGTCGGAGCCGTGTTGACGCACCACCAGAAAATCTCCACTTGCGCGCAGCATCGTTCCAGTTGAATGGACCCAATACTGATTTGATTTTTTCCCTGGCACGCGATAGCGTAGCCTCGAGGGTCTGTGTGATTGGTATCACATCAGAATCAAATGTATATGGGAAGTATCCATTATAACGGTTGATGTCTGCACACGTCCTTTCGCTAGTCAGGAACGCTGATAACGCAACATCTGCACGGTCGATCCCGAGTTCAAAATCGGGGTACTTCCGGAGCAGATTGTAGGACA